TACCAGATACTGTGCCATCATCATATGCACCTGTGGTTGAGTTATACTTTAAGAATGCATTATTATCTTTCTGTAATCCAATACCTGTGAACTGAGCAACCATCATAGAAGCAAATCCAGATGCTTTACTACCATCTGCAAGTAAACCATTCATTCCAAATACAGAACGAAGTGATATGTTAAAGATATAAGGAGATGCAGAGGTTACGGTATCAATTGTTAATGCTGCTGTAGATCCAGAAACTGAAGGAAGTGGATCAGATGGTGAGTTCTGAACACTATATTTGAATACTGTGTTGCTAATCTTGTCAGTCACCACATGCTGACCATCATATCCAGTTGCAGTGATACCATCAATTACAATCGCAGTATCTACGTCAACACCAGAAAGTGCAGAACTTGTTGTGACTGTAACAACGTTTGATGATGTTGTTCCATCACCAGCCTTGATGCTGCTAATACCAACAGATCCAGTTTTAGGCCCAGTAATACGGAACTCATCAATTTTTGCTTGAATATCTAATCCAGTAGATGGATAATCTGGTTCAATCTGACGACCAGATGTAACACCATAGACTAAACCAACCTTTTCATAATACATGTCAAGGTCAGTTCTGGTATTTGATCCATATGTTTGATATGTGTCGTTAATTCTTACCTTGTTTACACCATCAGCATATTCAAAACATGTTAATTTGTGGTGTGAGAAGTTAGGTCTGTATGTATTATCAGTATAATCAAGATACACAACACCGTTTGGATCTGCGTCAAATATAGAGAACTGCCAGAAGTAACTAGCACCAGTTACACGAAATACTGCTGATGTTTCAATCCCATCGTTGAGTGGATTTGGAACATATTTTGGTCTTATCTTTGTCTTTCTTAAATCTAAACCTACTAATGAAGTTCCACGGGGTACAATTACACCACCATGAATACTATTCATCTTGAATAGAGCATTATTTACGTTTGCTAACTCATAATTTGTTGTTAGATCCCATGCACCAAAATCCGATGAGGTAGACCCAAATCGAGTTCTAAAATTACCTGATCCATCAGGAATCCATCCAGGCCTGTTGTCTATGACATGATCGCCAGGATATAGTAGAATTGTTGTTTGTGCAAATCTATCGTTGTTTAACCCTGACTGATATGAGAATCTTGCTGCTTCGATTAAAGCTCTCTGAATTGTCTTGAAAGGGCGAGTGAGAGAATTACCTTTATTTTCAATACTATCAGTCGCATCCAAGTCATTAGGACTTACATACAGGATGTTCCCGCGAACGTTCTTTAAAAAATTCTCTAATCTGGAAAGACCCATGTTGTTATTCCAATCTTATATTGATGCGTTATGGATTATTTATAGTGTATATGAATCCAATATATTTAGTCTGCGGCTTCTGCTGTGTTTCCCTCGGCAACCCAGGCCAAATAGTCTTGGTAATCGGTGTTTCCTTCATCCAAAGGAAAACTCCTTGAAGTGTTTGGTGGAAGACCTTCTTTTTGTAAGATGGCAACAGTTTTACCATCATGTGCAAGTAATTTGTATTTAGCCATAGTTAAAGCTCCGCAGAAAATGCAATGTAAACATCGGTATCAGCACTTCTTAAATATCCACCATATCCAGCAGTTCCACTTACCCCCGAACTTGCAACAATTTCTGCTGTTTGGGTTGTTCCATATCTAAGAGACATAGTATCGAAATGATCACTTACACTATTACTTCTCACCATAAATTTATTAGTTCCATTAGTAATGTCTAAACTGGGAACTACCCTCATTTTTGGAAAATTAAAAATAGTAGTAAGAGCACTGTTAGTTTCATATACTGCCAAACTTGCAGGTTTTTCACCAGACTGTCCTTCCGCATCAAAAACTTTATTATAATATCTCTTACATCTGGCCATTTCATCTCCAAATTGACGATGCTCAAACGGGGTGACTTCTGAGCCAACTTCTAATTGCATACCCGTAAGTTCAAATGTTGCACTATTTGTTGTAAACCATGTACTGGTCATATCTGGTGCTTGATCTGATGCACTTGTAGTTTTCCATGTGTTTAATGTATGTCCTGATGTTGTCTGGTTTGTTCCATAAAACAATAAAAAATAGATTTCTATTCCTTCGCCATTATCATTACTAAACTGCAATCCACTATTACCCTTAATTGTGTGTGTTACTTTTGTCCATGTATCAGCACCAGTTGGTGTTATAGCAAAAGAATATTGCCTACTTGTTCCATCTTTACTTTCTAAAACAACATAAAAAGTTTGATTAACACTTGATTTAAACCAAAAACTTAAAGTAACATAACTTGTCTCTGACAAATAATTCCAACCAGACGTAGCTAAATCTTGATCTTCAATAATATAACTCATTGAGAGTTGATCACCAGCTCCAGCACCACTAGACTGATTACCATTTGTAAGTTTAAAAGTTTTTCTAAATCCTTCTGTGTAAGGTGTTGTTCCACTAGATACTGACCCTTGAGCTTGCGTTAAGGCAGCATCCCAACCAGTTCCAGAATGTCTAAATCTATCAACAGTTTGATAACCAGAAGATGTAGATGACGTGCCTCTTTGAGCTACTTCCATAGCTCCATTAATTATAATATTACGATGAGAGAGTTGTGTTGCGTTTACTAAATTTGTTGTATTTACAGTCGTTACAGTCGCTATTCCAGTAGGCCCTACCTGAAATCCACCATTTCCTATATCTAAACGAGTTTGAGGTTGTGTGCTAGCTATACCAACATTACCAGCAGAGTCTTGATAAACTCCACCAGTTCCGCTTCTATGTAACCAACCTTCAAATCTAATGTCTGACATTTTTATTACTTTTTAGTTATTTAGTTCGATGCAGCTGTAATAGTTAATGTACCTGCATTCACTTGACGCATAATTTCATCATAATGCGTATTACCTTCACTAATTGGTACAAACATTTCAACACCATCTATAGTTGCTTTAATTGATTGGTTTTCATTTGTATCTAAATTTATACAATATTTTGCTGATGTTATGTTCATTTTTAAAGCTCCGAGTCAAATTTTATGGGATAATCATAGATAAATGTCTGAAAAGTATTACTTGTATTTGTAGGATAAGAAGTCCAACTTGTCTTGGCCGAAGTGGTGTTGGATATACTTTCAGATGTATCACCACTTCCATTTAATGCTCTTCTAGCTACATTAGAAAATGTAATAGTGGGAGCTGCTCTCATTTCCACTGGGTGCTTAATTTGTGGGTGTTGAAAATATCCATTCTGATGAATAACAAGTTTACTATATGCAGAATTACTAGTGGTCATATCGTAGTAATATCTTTTGCAAAGTTGAAGTTCATCACCATAGCTACGGTGCTCAAACGGGGTGGCCACTGAGCCAACTTCAAGTTGAACTCCTGTTAGTTCAAATGTTGCATCATTTGTTGTGTACCATGTTGAAGTGTAATTTGGGTATCTAACATTAGTATCAAAAGTACCCCATTGATTTTGAGTTATTGTTCCTGTGGCATCTGTGCCTCTAAACATTGCAACTCTAAAAAGAATACCCTGTGCATTATCGTTATCAAATTGTAAATCTGAAGTGCCTGGAATTGTTTTAGTAACTTTTGTCCAAGTATTAGCAGATAATGAACCTAAACTAAATGAGTACAATTTTCTAGTTCCATCGGCCGACAATATAAATCCATGAAATTCTTGTGCAACACTTGATTTTACCCAAAATGACAAAGTGATAAAACTAGATGTAGAAGTATAATTCCAACCACTATTTGCAGTATTTTGAGATTCTATTCTTTGACTAATGTATATGTAGTCAGAAGCTCCAGCACCACTTGTTTGATTTCCATTTGTTACCTTTAATGATTTTCTAAATCCTAAAGTATAAGGAGTAGTTCCACTCGCAACATCAGCTTGTTCAAAAGTAGGTGCTTCATCTGTACCGTTGTGTGTATGTTGAAATCTATCAACACTTCCATAACCACTCGTTGTAGATGACGTACCACGTTGAGCCACACGCATAGCTCCATTAATTATCATATTACGATTAGAGAGTTGTGTTGCGTTTATTAAATTTGTTGTATTAAGTGTTGTTACAGTGCCCACTCCAGTAACAGTTAACCCATCTGCAATGGTAACATTTGGGGTTTCTGATTCAATTGTATTGACCTTAAGTGTGCTCATTTTTATTCTTTTTAGTTATTTATCCAGAAATTTCCATTAAGGTAAGTCTACTAATGTTGTTTCCTGTTGCGTTTACTTGACACTGTAAATTTGCAGAATGTGCTGAAGTTTTTGCATTCATTCTCATCTGATAAGTATAAGAACTTGTTGTATTAGGTGAATGTATGAAATTAATTGGGTGTTTACCACCTCCCACTCTTGTGTTAATCCTATAACCTCTAGTACTAGCAGTCGTTCCGTCTAAAACAGTGCCACTACTATTGCAAACAGCAAAGTTAAACTCCAAATTTCCTTCACTAGACATATCAACATACCATGAAAGATAACCAGTTACGAGTATTTTACTATCAGATCTTGTTGGTGTAATCGAAGCAGATAAACCTGTATCAACAAAAGCATCTGATGAAAAACCCTGAGTGGTTTCACTTGTTGCTGTTGCATGAACAACTTGAATAATACCACCACTTGCACCAGATACAAGTCCGTCTCTTGGTACGATTCGATTGGTTCTGAGTTCTGACATTATGCTGAAATCTCCATTAAAACAATACTTGATGTTTGAACATCATCTCCGACACCTGACCCAGTTGAGTTACCTTGTCTATTAACATATATGGTCACGCCACTATCAGCACCATTACCACAAACTGCAGGTTGATAAGTGACTGCATTCGTAGTAGCAGGACTATCTAAAAAGTTTGATGAGATTGGGGCCATACCAGTTGATGTTACATATAAAGATCCTGTATTTCTTGAGTTTGAACCATTTGCATCTCCAATGAAAATTGTATTATCAAGTGAACCACCAGCAATTGTTCTTCCTAATCTCATGTATGCTCTATGATTACCAGAACGACCCACAGACATTTGCAACATCACAAGAATTTTACTAGTGCTGAATTTTGGTGTAATGGTCGCTGCTAGTCCTGTTACTGGGTCATATCCTGATCCACTAACACCATTAGTTGTTGAAAATATGTCTGTCTTAGCTGTTGAGACAACTTGTATGATGCCTCCTCCACCGCCAGTGGGGGTTCCATCGACTGGTAATATTTTATCTACTCTTAATTGTGATGACATAATTAATTCCTAGTGATTTTATTTATGCGACAATTTCCATGAGGGTTATACGACTTTGAACTCTAAGAGTGTCATCAGAACCACGTTTATTAACAACAAAAGTTCTAGGGCTATTCGCAGCTCCTTGTATTGAATAAGTAACTGATGATGTTGTGCTAATTTCATCATCTAACAGAACCAAACTTGGAGCATGTGCATAACTCCCACCAGCATTAGTAAAAGCACCAGTTGTGGCATTCGTAGTACCACCACTACCCTGTTGTAGTGCTGTGCCATCTCTCAGAATATTCCAACCAGTGTCTGCAGCAGAGTCAGCACTTATTAATCCTAATGTAACCATTACTAGAACATTATGACTTGTTGAGCTTGGAGTGATTGATGCAGTAAGTGATAATGTTCCATTATATGCGACACTCTCGGCAGTGGCACTATGAGCATAAACAGTTTGTATTACATGACCAGCTGCTAATGAGGAATTAAAGTTATTGTTATTAATTCCCTCTATTGTTCCGTTTGCGTGTAGTGTAATTGGCATAATTCTCCTATACGATAGTCCAAGTGCCATGAATAGTCATTGCGGTTTCAAGCGTGACAGGGCCTGCATTTAGACCGTTTGAATGCGTGGCTATATAATATCCACCAGTTCTTTTTAGTGTATTATTGAATAATAAGGAACCATCACCAATATACATCCCAACAAATGAACTACCCGCACCTACAAGAGGAACATTTGTAATACTATTCGTGTTAATACCGACATTGTTGGCATATACAGCACCACCACCAGAAGCAGTGATAATACCACTTACGCTGATATTACCTTCTCCTCCATCAAGGGTAACTCCAGTTCCAACTCGTAAATTCGCCATTTATCGAAAAATTCCTTTTTTTGTATTTATGCTATAAGTAGCGTAGCACCAGATTCAATGGTAATTCCTATTCCCGTCGCAATTGTGACTGGGCCTATTAATATGCCATTTTTGTCTTCTGGTAAAGTTAGGTGTTTATCAATTTGTTTGTCTGTCATAATAAATCCATCAAAAACAGAAACATTACCATGTGCTTGAACTGTTCCTTCTGATGTGGCAGCACCAACAGCAGTTCCTTTGACACCAGTAGTGTTAACACCAATATTCTTGGTAGTGCTAATTCCAGCAGTTCCTACAGACCATGTTCCACCTGCACCGACAGAGATACCCGTCAATCCAGCACCAGATCCAACAAAACTTGTTGCAGTTACGATACCAGCAAATGTTGCATTACCGTTTGCAAATATCGTAGCAGCAACACCTATATTGAATTGACCAGTGGAATGAATAGTCGCAGCAGTTCCAACTTTTACACCACCTGTTGCTGTCACCATACCAGAGGTGTTTACCGACATACCCTCAATCGTGAGAGTACCGTCAGCAGCATTTATTAGATCAGTATTTCCATCTATGCGAATACCCATTTTAACTCGCTATTACTTTATAAGGTATTTATAAAAAAAGTAATAGGGCAAAAAAATTGGCGGGATTTTTTCCCGCCTTTTTTGGAAGCTAAAGCTGATTTTCGTGGCCGTTAAAGTGGATTAACGTATGATAATACATCTTCGCTTGCTGTCTCACGCACAAACCGTAACACACTCATGAATTGATCCATCGTTTCACAGTCTACGGTTTTTTCATCGCCCTCACTAGAATACAGATAAAGTTTACGTTTGAGTGGATCAACGACACAACGTGTCAAGTATTCATCATCCATTAGTGATTGTTGCATATACGATGATGATAGCACAATCAATACGGTTTGTCAAATCGTAATTGTATTTCTCTTGGTTCGATATTCTGGATCATTATAATTTGGATTTTCTGGTGTAATCTCAGGGTTGAAATTTGGATCAGGATAATCCTTCCAACTTTCACCTTCATACTCAACATACAATGGATTCACATCTTTCCTTGCAGCATATACATGATAGAAACAATTTACAGGCATTCCACCTTGTGCTTGTAAGTATATGAATTCATCATCCCATCTTTTTACGATAATGTCTTGATGAGCACCGATTGGTTGTAACTGAACAGATATACTTTCAACATCTACAAGATCTTTCCAATAATCAGGTAGTTTTATCATCTTCTGACCCTTTACTCTTCCTCTATGATAAACACCAACTTCTGGGCCTTCAATGCAAGCATATCTAAGTCTCCACCCCTCTTTGCTTGGATGTTTAATATCAAATGGTTTTGGTTTTGAGTCTGCAACTCCGAATCTAGAAGCGAGCCTACCTTTGTTACCACCATCAATTGATCCAGTTACATATAAATCACCAACAATATGTACGGTATCAATTGAAGATCCACCAGATACTCTTAAACCATTCGCAGTTCCACCATCACCTCTAATATCAACGTTACCTCTTGTGCGTATTGCTGTGGGTGTTCCAATAGTGCTTTCTCTACCAACCATCAAGGTTGCATTTGCTTTGGAAAAGTCACCATCATTTCCAATCTGTGTATTACCTTGAATATATGCGGTATGATCTACTTTTTCTGCTCCTACTCCCAGTGCTTTAGGAACTATCTTTTTGGCAGCAACAATAAGTTGCCCACCATATGCGAATATTTCGTCGAATGCAAATGCCATGTTACTCCTTGTTTATTTCTGCGGGTTCTGGTAGTTTTAATTTAGACATAGCAGCAGAGACTCCCTCAAGAAGTGGTGATAACATTTGAGTTCCAAGACCACCTCTCATCGTTAGTAATCCCGATGTCATAACTTTACAAGATTGCTTTCCATCTATTGTAACATTTTTTGAGTCAAGTTTCAAGGTCTCATCTGCGTTTGCCCAAATTACTCCATGTGGAGCATTACCTTTCGCCATCAACTCTATGTCAAGTGCCTCTAATTTAATCTTACCATTTGCTGCCTTTAATGTTATGTCACCATTCTTTGATAGAATCATGACTGCTTGTTGTTGTTGGGTTAAATCATCTCCCGTCTCAATAAAAGTTGCACCAGGTGCACTCATTAAAGTATAACCTGTGCGTTCACCATCTTCATCAAAGCACATAAAATGCCTACCATCTCTCGCTTCTATGGCAACACTTGAAGTAACATCACCTTTTGGGCTTAACTTACCAAAAGTAATGCTACCATTCATAGCACTCCATACTTGGTTCCAAAAATTCTTTTTAGCAGACATTAGTATCCTCCTCCGTATCCACCACCACCGCTAGGTGTGCTAGGTGTAGATGGTGCTGGTGTTGATGGTGTGCTTGGTGCTGGTGTTGATGGAGTTGAATATCCACCACCAGTTGCTGGTGTTGTAGTTGTTGATGGTGTTGCTGGAGTGGTTGATGGAGCACTTGTTGGTGTGGTAGAGTAACTTCCTCTTGATGGAGAACTTATAGCTTCTATAGTATCTCCTTGAGTTTCAGTCTCTTCTATCTGACTTGCAGAAATTTGACCCTCAATCTGTCTCTTCTGAACACTGGCGAGTTGAGTGTCATAAACAACAATATTAGTTCCAGAGTTAGCAGAGGTTCCTGCATATCTAATACCATTTACATAATATACATTTCCATAATAAGGTTTGCCATCAACGTAACCATTTATATTTAACCCAACAAGATCATACACCTGAACTACATCTGTAATTACAGGTTCAACTGGTTGCGGATCACGAATGATATTAAAATTAGGAACAAAAGTAGCATTAACTCCTGTCTCTGTATTCATTCTAATTTGTGGTAGTTCTGTAAATCTACCTCCCTTATCAACAGATACCGATTTTATCTTCCCGAAAGGATCACAATTATATGAGAGAACACTACCATTACTTGGTATAATCTCTATCTTATCAACACCACAATTATGATTGAAGCCTGCATTTGTAACAGTCACACCTGTAAGTTCTAAAACAGCAGGATATTGAGGAACTGTTTGTGCTGGTGGAAGATAACCTTGACCACTATCCTTAATAATTACTTGCACAACAACTCCATTCTCAATTATAGTTTGGAGAACAGCACCACTACCATTATTACATGGATCAAGAACTTGAACCTGTGGTGGTGAAGTATATCCAAAACCACCACTTACAAGATCAACTGCAATTAAATTACCACTACCATCTACAACTGGATTAGCACTTGCTCCAACACCACCACCTCCAAAGAACTTGAGTTTTGGCGGGCCACAAGGTTGATCACCAGTTAAGCAAGGATCAGATCTCAGTAGATTTTTGGGAGTTAATGCATTGACCTCACTAATTGTCAAAAATCTAACTTTCTCATCACCATCAATAAAAATAAATTCTGTTTCTGGATTTAATTCTGCATATGCATTTGCATCAGCAAGTGATACATCTTTAATGTATCCATCAGTTTCGCTGATGTATCCTACTTTAATATTATCAAATGACGTTTGTGTTATTGGCATTATTCTAAACTCTCTTTAACTGTGTCAAATATAACATCGTGTGGTGTTGTAGTGTGTGCAATACCAACCATCTTAACAACACTTCCATCTTCCCTTGTATGAGAGTGGAACGGGCCGTAATATGGTTGACCTTTAACATAACCAACTAGATTAGTTAGGTCTTTTGTTCTTGACTTTGGTTTAGCAAATACTTTCTTTATTGTAACACCTTTTTTACTGGAACTCAACTTTTCAATACTAGTTCCATAGGATTTTCTATCAGGAACAGAGTTTGCGGTGTTCTGTGCAGAGTCTGCAATAGATGAAGTGCTAGGTTTATCTGAAGATCCACCACCATTTTGCATAGTGAACGTATCATTTGGTGAACATTCTGATTTAGGATCACAATCAAATATCTTAGTGATTGAATTGACAAAATTTAAAGATGTTGCAATATCAAAGTTCATACCACCTAAAGCACCTAAACCTAACCCACTTGATAATGGGCCAGAAATTGCAGCACCTTGACCAGCAATGGCACTCAAGATTCTTGGATTAGTTGCTGCTAGACTACCAGCAGCTGCAATTAAATTAGGGATATTACCAGTTTCAATTGCTCCAAAAGCAAGACCAATCCCACTCAAAAGATTTTCATTAACACCCAATAAATTTGAGGTCAGCATTAATCCTGCTGCTATACCGTCTGGATCTGATTTATCATCAATTAATAATAGAGCATCCGCGATCAACTGTTGATTATCTGGTGTGTTTTGACCAGCAGAATCAATCAATGAAAGTAATCCACTACCCCAAGTGCCATCTGACCAATAACGATTCGCACCTCCAACAGTATTAGGATCTATTTTGGCTTCAGATGCTACAGTTTGAGTTATACTTAAAACTAAAGCACCAGAGGATAGAGATGCTAAAACATTATTTTCGTTTATTGCATTATCAATAGTTCCTATATTTTCTGATCCAGTTTCTGTTGATGATCCTCCAAGAGAATTTTGAATTTCATCAACTACAGGGCCAATTGCACTATCAAATCCCGACATAATGGTATTAATTGTTCCTCCTAATACTTCGCCAATAATTTCTTCTGTTTCGCAAAGAGGTGTAGGTCTATAGAATCCATCAGCAGATGGTGGTGCAACATCTCCAGCACCAGGTGTATCTAAAGTAGGAACACTAGGTATCACTGCTGATGTGCTCACACCAGCAACTCCTGCTTCAGATGTGGCAGCATTAGCAGCAGCATTTTCTGCTTTCTTTTTCTTTCTATTAAAGGCATTCTTCAATGCAGCAGCAAGTAATCCTACAAGTGCAATTCCTGCTAACCCATTAAACATACAAGCAATTTTTTCCAGACCTTTTACTTTTTTATCTAATACGTCTAATTTATGTGAGGGTGGAGTTACATTTTCTAATGGTAATAATTTTTCATTAAATTCTTTAGTTGTGAACTGTTGAACTTTACCCATTATTCCTTTCATATATTTTGCCATCTCCTCGGCCCCTTCTTCAATTGCTTGATCTATATCTTTATTATTTTCAAGAATAGGTAAACCAGCAGCGAGATCAGCATCTAGAAGAGATTGTTGAAACTTTTCTATCTTAGCAGATATTTTTTCTATGACTGTCTGCATATTTTTCACATCAGATTGATTATCTGGATCAGGGCAAGCGAGTGCATGTTTCTCGGTTAAGACACCATATTTTTTTCTATCAGCAGTGCTTTTTAAATTATTTGCATCTGATGATTCTTTCGTTACATTTTCTTTTGATGGTGAACTATATGCATCATTTCCTGCTTGTTTGGGTGAAAGATCTCCATCCTTAAGATGTTTCTGCTCAACAGGCTCTTCTTCCATCATCTTAGAGTAGAAACTCACTGGAGTAAAGTTTTGGCCACCACTACCCTCAGTTCCCATTCTCCTTTCAAGTTTAGTCTTAGCATTGTTACCAAGACAACCCATAATTATTGGAGCCTGTTGATCCTTTCCATCAAGAAAGAAACCAAAAACAAAACTACCTTGTTTGAGTGCAGGTGTTTGATATGATCCACCGTGACCAGAACCAGCAGTCACAGGATACATTACCTGAGCCCAAGGAAGTTGCTCTGCAGTTACATCAGATTCTTCTTGCTCATGTTGACCAATTATTCTAACCTTATATCTGTAACCCCATGCTGGCATCTCTGAAACTTCTTCAAACTTACCAGGATTTTGATTTTCTCTCCACGTTGAATCATCAGCAACCTGGCCTATAAACCAAAGAAAACTGCTACCTAAAAAACCAGGATTAAATAGTGATCCTCCCTCCATTTTTTAATCGTCGTATACCCTACATTCAAATGAATCAGGATGATTATCGCAATATATTTCTAAATGTTTATCTTCGTGACGAGTGTGCCAATCATTTATCTTACCTTCATTAGGATCTACTTCTTCTTCTGTGTGATCATGAAATGCATCATTGTGAAGTTTTAAATCTGATTCAGAATACTCTAACATACCATGATTAACGTGCTCTTTCCCATCTTTAGGATCAATGTTTGCATGGCTTAGATCTTGATTTGGAATTTTAGTGGTCATAGTTACCTTCTACTGTGATTACCTTTTCTACCGAAGGAGTCTCTTGCTAAATTTAATTTAGTATAAGTTCCTGCGGAGTCAACATAGTGGCATAAGTCGGCTATAATATATAGACCACCACTTTCCTTGTTTACTGTATCATCTTTTTCACCTTTGACAGAAAATATATCAACAAATATTACATCTCCTGCATGTAAACTGAAGTCTCCAGCAATTGTTATCTGCATCATGCTAGAGAAAAGTTGATTGTATCTACGAATCGCTTGATTTAATGTTTGTGCTGCTTTAAAATTATCTTTTTGGTTCTCTTTTATTTGTTCCTCAGTAGCACCAGATGGTAAAGTTCCACTATCAATCATCATGAATGTTGTTCTAGTAAAATCTTTAGTTGGAGTTTTAAATTTTTCATTGAACACAGGTAATCCTTTTCCAGCAAGTTTTACTTTCTTTTTCTCTACAGCTTCATCAGCAGTTTTTTCATTAACCACATACTTGCAGTTGTAAGGATCAAACATAACCAACTTAGTTTTATATGCACCCATGTTCATTTTAGATTGAACATTTATAGAACTATCTGCTTGATGCTGTAATATTTTTCCATCATAACCAGCTGGGATACCCTCTTTTGCATCAGTAGAGTTATTAAAAACATATGACTTCTTCTGTTCTTTATCAAATAATTTATCAATTGATTTGAATTGATATCCATTTGCAGTTTCAAAGAAAAGAAATCCAGCACTACCATCTTCTCCACCTTCAGGTATTGATTGTTTAGAGAGCAAGT